TAATCCAAACAAATCAGTAGATGAGTTAGGTATTTCATTACCACAAGATCCTTACTTAAAAATAATTGATCAAGCAAAAATAAAAAATGTTTCTTTATCGAATGAGTTTATGAGTAGTGGCGAACATATTCAAGGTGGTTTTGAAAAACTACAGCAGATAGCAAGTGGATTACAACTATATAAAACTAAGCATAGTAAATTTGATTTTACCGATATGATTGTAGAATTTAATAAACAAAAAAGTTGTCCTCGATTTGAGATTGTTATTATTGATGAGGCACAGGATCTTAGTTTTATTCAATGGCAAATGGCTGAGATACTTATTCGTAATTCAAAAGAGGCTTACATTGCAGGAGATGATGACCAAGCTATATTTGATTGGGCGGGCGCTGATACAAAAAGATTAGGATTGATAGGTGGACAAAGAGAAATACTAACACAATCTTACCGAGTGCCGAGAGCCGTGCACCAAGTGGCAGGTGCCTTGATTAATCGAGTACAAGACCGAGTAAAAAAGAATTGGAATCCAAAGGAAGAAGAAGGAATAGTACGGCGCCACCGTGTACGATTTAATAATCAAATAGATTTAACAAATGGATCGTGGTTAGTTTTAGCTAGAACTAATTATATCCTGGATCAGATAGCTGATGACTTACGATACCAAGGATTGTTTTATGAATATAAAAATAGATCCTCCATTTCAGATCGAATGATAAGAGCTATACAAGGATGGAATAATTTAAAAGAAGGAAATGAGATCGATGTATCTACAGTACAAGATATTTATTATTACATGGGTGGTAATGGTAATATAGAACATGGTCACAAAGAAGCCATAAAGACAGCGAGTGATGAAGTAAAATATAATTATGAATCACTGGTCGTGAATCATGGGTTGAATGCTGATATTAATAATGAATGGAACATCGCTCTTGATAGAATACCCGAATCGATGCAACGATACATCAATGCAGCTTTACGTCGGTCATCTTTTAACTCATCGAAAAATATAAAATTATCTACGATTCATGCATCTAAAGGTGGCGAAGCAGATAATGTTATGGTATTAACAGACCTACCACGAAAGGCAGACCTTAGTCTTTCGCAAAAAAGGGACGATGAGAGGAGAGTGTTTTACGTTGCTACAACAAGAGCAAAAAAATCTTTACACATTATCGAGAGTCAATCCAACAGAGAATTTAAAGAATTATTATGATCTGTGAAAACATTTTAGAACAAGCAAAAGAATTAGTTGTAGGTGATCGTCAAGAAGATTATGGCGACAAGCTTACTAACCATGAGAACATCGCTGCATTGTGGTCAATTTTCCTCCGCAAAAAATTAACAGCTCATGATGTAGCGATGTGTATGGCTTTAGTCAAAGTGGCTAGACTAATGCACGCACGTAAAACAGATAGCTACATAGACTTGGCGGCCTATGCGGCAATTGCAGCGGAGATAGATGAGCGAACGAAATGAGTCAGCCTTCTTTGTTTCAAACTCCCAGTGAGTGGGTTCCACCAGAAGGAGTTCCTGATCTCAGAGATGCAAAAGAAATAGCTATTGATTTAGAAACAAAAGATGATGGTATAACAAATGGTATAGGACCAGGCTGGGCTACCAAACAAGGAAGAGTTATTGGTGTAGCGTTGGCCGTGGATGGATGGGAAGGATACTATCCTATTGCGCATGAGGGTGGTGGTAACTTTGATCAAAAAGTTTTTCTCAATCAACTTAAACCCATTTTAGAATTACCTTGTGATAAAGTATTTCATAACGCCATGTATGATGTAGGTTGGTTAGATGCTTTAGGTTTACAAGTTCACGGTAAGATTATTGATACTATGATTGCTGCACCCTTACTTAATGAGAACAGGCGTAATTATACCCTTCGTGATTTATCAAAACAGTATGTAGGAGAAACAAAATCAGAAACGTTATTATATGAAGCTGCAAAAGAATGGGGTGTGGATGCAAAGAGTGAGATGTGGAAACTACCGCCGATGTATGTCGGTCCTTATGCTGAACAAGATGCTGCTGTTACGTTGAAGTTATGGAAAGTATTACAGCGAGAAATAGTAAGAGAAGATTTATTAAGTATATTTAATACTGAATCAGAATTATTTCCTGTTTTATTTGCTATGAAAAAGAGGGGGGTTCGCATTGATACAGAAAAAGCAGAGCGTATTAAAAAAGATTTTGAAGATGCAGAGAAGAAGATATTACGTAGCCTATATAAAACATGTGGCTTTGAGGTGGAGATACTTGCTCCATTATCAATTGCAAAAGCTTTTGATAAACTTAAAATAAAATATAACAGAACACCAACAGGATTACCAAGCTTTGATAAAAACTTTTTAGCAACTCATTCTCATGAGTTTGCACAGAATATAGTGAAAGCAAGAGAGTTAAATAAAGCAAGAACAACATTTATAGATTCTATATTAAAACATTCTTATCGTGGTCGCATACACGCAGATGTAAATCAACTACGTTCAGATACAGGAGGCACTATATCAGGAAGATTGAGTATGCAAAATCCTAATCTACAACAGATACCAGCTCGTAATAAAGATATAGGTCCAAAGATAAGAGAACTTTTTGTACCAGAAAAAGGAGAGGAGTGGGGATGTTTTGACTATTCTCAACAAGAACCTAGACTTCTTATTCATTATGGAGCCTTGGTTAGTGAGTCAACTAAGTGGGACGTTGCTACTGTAAAAAAATTATTAGATGATTATAATAATAAAAGAGATACCGACTTTCATCAGATCGTGGCTGATATGGCAGGGATAGATCGTAAACAAGCAAAAACAATTAATCTTGGTATGATGTATGGCATGGGTAAAGGTAAGCTTGGCTCCGAGTTAGGATTAGATAAACAAGATGTTGATGATGTGTTTAAACAATATCATTCTACTGTTCCTTTTGTAAAAGCATTGACGGATGGTACAATGAATAGAGCTCAAAATAGGGGGTATATTCGCACTATATTGGGTCGTAAGTGTCGTTTTGATATGTGGGAACCTGCAACTTATGGTATTCATAAACCACTACCACAAAAAGAGGCTGAGGCAGAACATGGTGGTATCAATAGAATACGTCGTGCCTTTACATACAAAGCATTGAATAGATTAATTCAAGGCTCTGCTGCGGATCAAACAAAAAAGGCAATGATAGATGTATTTAAAGAAGGTATCACACCTTTAATTCAAGTGCATGATGAGTTAGATATTTCTGTACACTCAGAAGAACAAAAGAAAAAAGTTGTGGAGATAATGGAAAGTGCTGTTGAGTTAAGAGTTCCTTCTAAAGTAGATTGTGAGGTAGGACCTTCGTGGGGAAAGATAAAATAACATGGCCTATGCCAACAAAAGACAAGAGAGGTATGTTAAGACTAAAAAAGGAAAGGAAGCAATAAATAAATCTAGAAAAAAAGAACAAGAAGAAAAACGATCTATGCCAGAGGGAAGAATAATTCTACGATATCGTAGAATTAAAAGTATTTGGGGTGAAACAGTTGCTAATTGGTGGTTGAAAAAAGAACCTATTTGTGAAATTTGTGGTATTAAATTTCAAGAAAAAGCACCTAAAAGAAAAAGTAAAAACCAGCCAAATTTTAATAAAGAATCTGTTATTGATCATAATCATCAATATGAAAAGAAAGATTACAAAAAAAATTCTACCTTGTTGCCGAGAGGCTTGCTATGTAATTCATGTAACTTATTGTTAGGTCATGCAAAAGACAGCGTGCAAATATTAAAATCCGCTATAAGATACTTGGATGATTAAAACTTTTATATTAGTGATAAGCTTGTGGGGTTACAATGGTAGTTCGTGGGTATACACTGGTAATCAGATAGTGTTTCAAGAATCAATGCCCAAAGAACAATGCGAAACAATTGTTAATAATTGGAAAAAGTTTGAGATGAATAAATATTTTCGTTTTTCTATTGAGTGTATAGAAAATATTAGAAAAGAAACTTAGTCAATAGCTTGATCTATTTTATTATTGATTGATACAACGTTAGCTTCAATGACCGAGAGCCGTGCATCTATGCGCAACATATCTAAATCTTTTATTTTATTCTCATTGGCGATTACTCTATTTACCAACATACCATAACTGTAAATAACAGTTATCCCTGCAATGATAACTGCGGTAATGTTGATAGTTTTAAAATTCATTTTTTATCTTAGCTTTGATAATGCATCACTCATATATTGATCAAAGAATACGGGATCACTATCAGCAAGCAACGGGTCTGTAAATGGTGTAAAGTTTGTTGTGTTATCAAGATTATTTACAAGTTGTTCTTTTTGAATAATGTTTAAGTTATCATTATTCATTATTTGATTTTTTGCCATCTCATTATTTTCTGCAACTTGTGTTAAATAATCAGCTCCACTTACTTGACTTCCAGGTAATAAAACATTTTGATCTTGTAATCCTAAAACAGGAGCAAAAGTTTTAGTTTCTGGAGAAACAAAAGTTTTTTCTTGAAGAGCTGGTTGTACTTGTTCATTTTGTAAAACTCCTGACTTAAGTAATTGCTGTTGTATTATGGGTGTGCTAAATTTTTGATTATAAAAAGCAGGATTTATATCAGCTTTAGCCAAATCGTCGGCTGTTATTTCTTTACCATATGTTTGTAGTTCATACTCTTTTTTGTTTAAATCAGCTTGTTCGTTTAATGCTTCTTTAGATGATTCTGGTAAAGCAAAGACATTAGGAGCAGTCATGGTAGGTCTATTTAAAAACGCTGATAATTCAGCCTGTGCTTCTGGTGATGCGTCCTTTGGTAGTATGTCTGCTAATTCACCTTTAGTATTTGCTGCTTCTGCTAATTGTAAAGCTGTGCCTGTATTTAAATCTGATTCTATAAGTTCTGTACGTGGATCATCGGAAAGAGAAAAAATAAAATTAGGATCAATTCCTCTATCAATGGCCGCTTGTTTTTGTTCTTCGGTAGCGACATTACTCTCTGGTCCAGTAGCAAAGACATTAGGAGCAGTCATGGTAGGTCTATTTAAAAACTCTGATTTTATAGGTTCTTTTTCATCTGCGGGATACGCACCAAAAGTTTTGTCTAATGGATATCGCACTCCTGGCATGTCTTCCAAGTTGTAAGGTATTTGTTTATCGTCTGCACCAAAAGCTTTTTTTATTACTTGAACTGTAGGAAGTCCACCTTGCAAAGCTGAAGAAAATGGATACATATCACCAAACAATTCTGGATTTTCATTTTGAATTTTTCTTGTTGGATCTATGAAGTCTTGATCCATTGTCTCTTGAAATATATCAAAACCCGTTGAGTCTAACATATTAGGATTTGCTTTTATTCGTTTCTTAACTTGATCTCTTAATTTAAGAGGAGCAGCACTAATCATAGCTTCATGCGCTCTTGCGTATCCTAATTTTTTTACAAATTGTTTTTTCTTTTTACGTAGCTCTTTAACTAATTCAGCATCCCCCTTATCTATGGCATTTTGAGTTCGTCTATCAAGACTACCTACACTTTGTTCTAAACTTTTAATTTTCTTCTTTGGAATGTATTTAGTGGATTGAAGAATCCCTCTTTCTCTACCCGTGCTTTCACCACCTGTTCTTACATCAGCGCCACCGCCACCGCCACCGCCACCGCCACGTGCTCTGTCTTGATTTCTTTCAGCACGTCTATTAGCTTCACGTCTAGCTGCCGCACGTCTACTGCCGCCTCCTCGTCTACCACTACCACTACCACTAGGACGTCTACGTGGTCTATTTCTTTTAGGTCTATTTGGTCTATTCTTTGGCCTATTAGGTGGTGGCATATTATTATCCTCTGTTTACTATAGCTTCAGTTATATCAATATCTCCGCTTTTGGCAAGTTGAGATCGATCTGTTTTAGAAGTATTTCCAGCAGGAGGCATGGTCATTGACAAAGGAACCTCTGGTATAGCAAGATCTCCCGCTCCATAAGCACCACTAAATGAAGGAGTAACTACATTAGGTGTTCTATCTTCCTCTCTTAAGTCTATTTCTAGTGGTCTATCAAATAAACTATCTGGGTTTTCAAATAAATCTTGTGTTGCAAAATTAACAAATATTCCAGATGTTAATCTATTTATTAAAGGTAAAGGGTTTGGTTGATTTCTTATAGAAGCATTGTTCATTATTTGTCTTCTAATAAAGTCTGATATTCTAAAAGGAATAGCCTTATTGTTTATAATTCTAGTTGTTTCTGTTTTTGAAAATCTTTCTCCTAACTTTTTAATAATGAAAGGCTTACTTAAACCTAAGTTTTCTGCAGCTTTTAATTGTTTAAATAATTTCTGATCACCTTTTTTCTTTCTTTCATTTGCTTCTTGATAAGCTTTTGCTATTTCTTGAGGACTAGAACTTCCATCTCTTGCAATTTTATTAAAGTAAGCTTTTGAATTTTCAGAATTCTTTTTATTGTCTGACATTTTAAATTGTATACCTTGTTCAATAAATGGATCTTGTATTCTAAAACCAAGTATACCTAACCCCTCATTAATAGGTTTATAACCTCTGTTGTATTTTTGAACCGCTCCTACTCCTGATAAGTAAGTTCTATACAATTGATTTATTGATCCAGGTGCTGCTCTTTTAGCCAACTCAGCCACAGTTGCAAAAACTTTATCCCCTGTTGAGTCTGTTGGATTCCATATTCTTACACCATCTCTCGTTTGTCCTCCTCTTATTAAGACGTCCCCATAAAACGCTGAGATTATACTTTCTGCAAGAAAAGGTTGAAGAAGTTCTTTACTTGCTTCAAACGCTGCGCTTTCAATTGCTTGTAATGCTCCTTGTTCGTTAGCAAATCCATCATTAAATCCATTCATTGCTGCACGAAGTGGTCTTGTTAAATAATCGTATGCATTACTGTGTGAATAATCTATGTAATAAATTTGATTACCTTGTTTAATTGGTATTAACGTAGAATTTTTTGACCACTCTGGTAGATATTCTCTCAATGAATTTAATGTTTCATTACTAACTCCTGTCATAAATTGAGCTGTCTCTTCTACTATTTTACCTGAACCAATACCAAATAATCCTACACCAAGAAGTCTTTGTCTTCCTATACTTCTTAAATTTTTATCTCCCATTTCTTTTGCACCTCTTGTTATCGTATTTATTCCTGTTCTTAAAATTTCCGCAGGAAAAGATATAAAGTTTCCAAGAGGAAACTTACGAAGTTCTTTTATGGTAGGACTAACATAATCGTAATTGGGTATATTATTTCTTACTATGTCAGCAGCTTCTTCTTTTATAAACTGATTATATTGAGCTTCGTCAGTTAAATCTGTAAGTCCGTATTTGTCTCTAGCTTCATCGCCATATTGACGAGCAAAATTAGTGGGGCTTGTTTTATATGATTTATCAAAAGCTGTTCTATACTTTGATTGTTCTGCAAAAAAATTTTGTATTTTATAAAAATCATCTTCAGCAGAATATAATGTTCTTGCGCCCTCTCTTATTCTTTTTAATCCTGTTTTTTCATTAAATTTTTTCAGTACATTAAACATTGTTCCCTCTGAACTAATGTTTTCTATGCCAGTTGTCATATCATCTATTAAATTTTTTAAATCACCTAATCTTGCACTGGTGTTAACAATACCAAGACGTTGCATTTCCATATAATCTTTTAAAGCTTGTTTATATTCAGAGTCTGTCTTAAATAATTTTCTTCCTGCTTGTGTTTCTAACTCACCTTTAACAATAGACTTAGTTATTTTATAAGACTTAGCCGCCTCACTTATAAACCTTGATGGATTAAATAAATTACCATTTATACCTGAGAAAAATAAAGCACTAGTCACGTTTCTAAAGTGTGTGATAGGAGATAAAGTTGTTTTTGATTCTTGTATTACAGCTTTCGGTGCTAGCAAAAATCCATTATAAAAATTAGAAAGCATTCCTGGTTTCTGACTTATGTTAGATAATCGTTCTATATTTGCTGCTATTTCAGGTGTAGTGTATTTACCATTTAAAGGGTTCCATAAATCAGTTTTTATTGGTGTGGTAAAATTTTGTCCTCCTTGACTTACGGTTGATTTGTTAAAAAAATATTTATCTAAACCATCATCTGCTAATTTTTGATAATACTTAGATGAAGATAAAAAGTTATTTATCTTTGTTGATGTTTCTAATAGTTGCACACTAGGGTCTTTTATTTCTCCTAGTAATTCTCGTATTTCTTTTGGAACTTGTTGTCTTGTTTTGAACACTGCATCATCAACAGCTTTTAATCTTACAAGTTCGTTTCCTAAACCCCCCATGTCACCAGCTTCTATTATGGCTTTGATTTCTGCATCCATAGCTTTTCCTTGAGCCGAACTACCAGGAACAAATCTTCTATTACTTCCTGTTCCAATTACAGTTCCCCCATAAGCCGAAGGATCTTTTTCAGCTAAAAATATTTTTGCTCTTTCAATTATCTCTTTTCCTTTGTCAGTATTATACAGTTTATCAAACCAATCTTTTTTTGTTTCTGAACCAAATGTTCTATAACTTCTCGTTAAATATTCTCCTACGTTTGCAGCCACTGTTCTTACAAAAGAATCCGATGCAGCTATAGCCAAAGGATTTTCTTTTAATTTACCACTTAAATTATCTACATATGACCTTACTTCATTAACTTGTTCAAGTAATTCTTTAGGAACTTTTGTTGCATCTTTTGCATTTTTAGGAGCGGTTAGATAATCATATATATTTTCCATTATCTCTTCTCTTTGTTTTATCTCTACATCATCTAACTTTCCTCCAAGTGGTCGAACTAATTTTTGAACAGATTGTTCTAAAGATCTTACAATATAACTAGCTTCTGATAAGGAGGCTCTTTGCTCACCAATCATTTTTCTTTTTGCATTAAAGCCCATCGCTGTGTCATCTCCCCTCGGACGAAGTTTAGCTAATACATGTTTATCAAATGCACGAAGAATATTATTTTTATTAAATTGAAAACCTTGTTCTAGTTTTAAACTTTCTGCAACTTTTCTACCTGTTGGAAGATTAGTTACTGGATCTATTTCATCAACCATCCTTACAACTTCATCGGCTGATCCAGTTGATCTAGTTAATACACCTTTCAACGCAGGAACTGCTTTTGTAAAACTAAATTTTATTGCAGGCATTAAAGCTTTTTCAAACAAACCAAAACCGAGAGCTCCCTCTAAGCCAAACTTAAATCTATTTTCTAGTTTTCTTATGGCATCTCTTCGACCAGTTTCTCCTTGGCTTTCTCTTGTTTGAGTTATTCCAAATCCCATTGCGTCTCCAACTGTTCCTAAATCTTCAGTTGCTGCCGCCAATTCCGCTCCACCAACTGCTGCCATTCTAGTTGTTGTAGGTAGCAGTTTAGCACTTCTACCCAAGGTCCCTAGGTTTTTAGCTTTTATTAATGCATTAGCTCCTTTTAAAGCAACACCACCTGGCACACCAAGTTGTGTTAAAATTTCTGTTACTGATCCTGTCCATCTATCATCAGCGAGATCTTCCATCTTGTTAAAAAAATCATTTTCATCAAATTTTTTTTCTACTTTTTCTGTTAACTGTGTATTTAAACCTAAGTCAACTAATGTGGTACCAAGAGTTGTAATACCTTCTGTGGCTTTACCTAAACCTGAAATAACCCCTGCTCCCGCAGATTTTATAAGACCTGTTCTTTCTAAACCTATTTTTTTATAAAAATCATTTTTATCTAGATTGGAATAAAATTTACTATGTAATTTATCAGCTAGTTCACTATCCGATATGTTACTGTATTGAGGATATTTTTTTCTAATTTCATCTATAGTCATTACAGAATATCAAGTGGATCACTCGTTGTATTTGTACCTGATTCACCCTCTTTAGAAGGAGGTGGTTCTTGTCCTGAAATAGCAGACCACATTCGTTCAGCCATACTTAGAGCTTGGCTTTCATCATAAGTTTCCATAGTTAAAGGATCTTGTGTTGTCATTAGTTGAGGAATAATGGTAGCAAAAAATTCTTTTTTACTTGTTGTTCCCCCTGCTTTTGCCATATTAATTAAATCTTCTTGAGGTATTGTTAATTCACCTCCTTCATCTGTAAACATAGTTTTTAATGTAGCTAAATTCTTTTGAAAAGTTGTACCCTCTGTGTCACCCGCTCTATCTAATGCTGCTTGTTCTGCTTCAATACCAGATTCAATAGCTGCCATTTTAATTTTATCAGCTCTATCTTTAGCTGCCATACCTATTGCAGTAAAAGTTTTTAATGGATCTTTAGCGGAACGAGCAATCTTATCCATAAGATTACCTCCTCTAGCACTAGCTAAATTTAAACCAAATTCTGTTAATGCTGCGAATCCACCACTCTTTACTTGTTCTTTATTATCACCTAAATATTTATCAAATAAATCCATTCTCTCTTTAATGAAATCATCTAAACCACCTTTTTTAATTTTATCATCTAAGTCAGTAGCATCATCCTTTTTCTTTTTTTCAATTTTTTTATCACCTTCGCTTGCAAATAATCCTGGCTGTCTATCAGATGGTGGTCTTTGTGTTCCTTTTTCCTGATCTTTAACACTTTGTTCAGCATTATCTGTTAAAGCGTCATAGGCTAACATACCTCCATATCCAACAGCACTTTGTCCTGCTATATTTTTAATGGAAGGTTTAAATATTCCTGGCATAGTTCTTTTTGCAATGCTACCAAGACCAAGAGGAAAGTTAATTCTAGATCTTGTGACACCTGTTTTTCCCGCTGTGTACACAGGTTTACCTAAAAAATAATTTTTAAGATTGGTGGGATTGATAGCACCTTTTGCACCTCTTCCAAGAGCAAGACCACCTCTTACTGCATAGGGTGCCGCAAATCTAAGAGCTGTTAAACCTAAACCTACTAATGGTAATGGCATTATTCACCTCCAAATAAATTTGATAAGCCACCAAAGCCTTGACCAAACTGACCAGCAGCTCCTAACCCTGCAATACCAAGTCCTAATGCTTGAGCAAATGGACTAGTTCCAGGCTGTTGAGTATAAGCAATTTGACCACTTGGAACACCTCGTAATATGTCACTAGCAAATGTTAATCTTCTAAATGGTTCTTGTTGTGCCATAATTTGTTGTTGTCTGTTAGCTTCTAGTTGTGCTTGACCAAGTTGTTGTTGCATACCACCAACACCTAGTAGTGATTGAATATCTCCTTGACCTAATTGTTGACCAAGAGCACCAAGACCAGCTTGTGTTTTACCTAAACTAGCAAGACCTTGTCCTGTTTGCCCAAATAATTGAGCAGCTCCTAATTGTCTTTGTTGTTGTGCTTGTTGCGCACCCATTGCCGCTTGTTGTGCTTGTTGAAAGTTTCTTGACATGTCTTCAAAGATACGTCTTGATTTAATGTCAGCTAAATTTTTACCAAGCTCTGCTTCTTGAACACCCATACGTGAGCCTCCAAAAGCTCCTACTTGTTGCGCTTGAGCAGCTAAACCTTGTTTAGCAATTTCGTTTTGTTTATCAAACTCCGCTAATGCTTGTTGTGTAACCTGTTGTTGATACGGATCCATAAACGCTTGCGCCGAACTTGGATCGTATGCTTGTGTTGCACCTAATGCTTGAGCAAGACCACCTGTTAAAGCACCCCCTGCAAGACCAGTGCTACCCATTGCTTGTTGTAAAGCAGGTTTATAAGCTCCTACTTGTTGCCCTGCTAAACCAAAAGCTGCTTGCTGTGCTGGAGTAAATCCTGCAAATTGAAATCCTGGAACCTGTTGAGCAATACCTGCTCTACCAAACTTACGTAAGTTAAATTCTTCTTCTGTTTCTGTAAACTTACCATCTGCGTCTTTTTTTCTAACAGCATTTGGATCACCAAAAACTGAGGCAAGTAATTGTTCTGCTCTCTTTTCAATATATGGCGGTTGAGCCTGTATCTGTGTTACTGTATCGCCTTCAGCCATTATCTTTTGCCTCCATATTTATTCTGTAAACTATACAAGAATTTTGATCCTCTGTCTCTATTGTCTCGTTTACCTTTACCACCCATCGCTGCACCAAGTCCTCTAACGGTACGTGCATTAATAACAAATTCACCATCACTTAACATTGCAGGTATATCATCACTAGTCTCGGTTCCTGGCCCTGCTATCTTACCATTCTTACGAGGAAAACCACCTTGTTTTAAACCTACTTTTTTTAAACCATTTATTTCTCCCCCCATTGCTTTTCCCATCAAATTAGATCCATATTGAGAGAAAGGAACCAATGAAACTCCACCCACAGGTGCACTGCTTAAATCTCTAAATGCAGGAACCGTGCCATATACATCTTGATAAGGTATGCCTGTGTCTTGTTTTTCTTTACTAGCTAAAAGACCTCCAATACCTGCGATAGCACCTGCTGTTTTTAATGGATTAGCTTTTGCAAAATTAACTATTGATCCTAAGACACTTTGTTTAGGTGCTTGAGCAGCGACAGCTTTTGTAAGAGCTCCTGTACTTCCTGGTGCTAGTCCAGACCCTGCAGCTCCCATAGTTTGTCCAGGCACAGTCTTTCCTAATATTCCACCTAGTCCTTGTCCAGCTTGCAGTCCACCAAATTTACTTAATGCTCCCCCTGTTAACCCAGCTAACGCTGCAAATTTAAGAGCTTCTTGTGGACTTTTTCCAGCTAATAAACTACCGATTCCACCACCGAGAGCCGTGCCAAGCATAGGTCCACCTAACGCAAACCCAATTCCACTACCAATTATAGGCAATGCTTTTTTGGCGGCTTTAAAAATTTTCTTTAGCATGTTCTCCTTTTGCAAATCATGATTGTTATATAATGCAAGGAGGCTGGCCTTGTAATTAAGCCTAGTATTTAATCCTATATTTATAGGCAAATATTTGCTATATGACAATAGATATTTAAAAAGAATGAAAGGGATGTCATGACTAAAAAAGAACAAGTCCTAAAATTTGATACAATTAGACCTTTTGGTCCTACAATAATGAGAGGCAAGATGCCTGATTTCATTACAAAAATGTTAGATGATAAAGCAACAGAGATGTTAACTGATGAAAAGTTATCAAAAGAGTTTGATCACTCTGGAAACTTAGCAGGTAATGTTAAACAAGAAGTTCGTTATCCTCAAGACTGGATGAAC